TCGGACCCTTGCACCACTTCGGCAGCTCCTCTTTAGCAACAGTGCCGGGATCCTCCCCAGCGTTCAGGCGCTTACGTAGCGTTGACTCTTCGAGGGCACCAGCGCCGCAGTTAAAAGCAAAGGAGACCAGTGCATCGAACTGGGGCTGCGACAACTTAATAGTGATTAAGTCACCGACAGCCTCCTCGAACCGTGCCAGGTCCTGCTCAAGCAGGCGCATCGCGTGAGCTTGAGTGATCCTGGTGCCCATGACGACATCGGTTCCTGTATGTCCGACACCGATTGTTGGCACCCCGCTTGGGCAGATATAAGCGTCAAGGCGAAGCCCCTCAAAGTCAACGATTAGCTTCTTGCCTGCTGCAGACGTTTTCATAAAGAGGCAGTATCCAAGCCATGCTAGGTCAGCTGTGCTTTCTGCTCGCTAGCTCTGTGACGTAGCAATCGCAAACGTGTTCGTAAAAGGCTGTCGCTGCCCAATCTTTTTGGAAGTTTCGACACATGCCGAGGTAACAGACTCTCCAGCTAACGCTGTTCCCTGTAACGATCTTTTCTAATTTTGGCGATTGCATGTTGCTACCCTGCCGAAAGGCGACTCGAACCGATGTCCTGGGGTCAATGGATGGTGGTCGAGTTCTCCGTTGAGGAAGAACTACGGATAGAAAGCCAAGCGCGGAATGTTTTGCACTGTGAAGACAGTATGGAGGTCGCCAAACTTTGTTCTTCGCTCGTAAAGCAAAACGCCTACCTCACCCAGCTGGTAAGGCAGGCAACAGGACATATCAGCCAGCTTGAGCTGAGGATCGCCTTAGAAGAGCTTGACGAAACCGATCCGAAGACGGCAGCGCTTGCTAGATCACTGTTCGAGTCTTGTAGTTCGGATCAGACTCATCTAGGTAGCACTCAGGACCGAAACCTGTTTGTAACGCTTCTGCTGATAGCGCTTGCTCCGTTTCTTTGGCTGATTGGTGCTTTTGCTGGTCTGCTAACGACAGTGATGCGAACCATGACTCAAGTGATTCGCGGCTTGGCGTCTTAGCGGGTAGGTCCAAGAACTCCCGCACTTCTTGCGGATCGCGCAGGTAGACGCTGACGCCTGATGCGTGAGCGACGAAGAACCTACCGTTCGTGTCCTTGCCGGTCTCGACGGTGATGTCGCCTTGTAGGTGGATTCGTTCTCGCCTCATACCGGGTACTTCTTGAGGACGTGCTTAAACGCCGTAACGATGTCTTCCCAGAAGATCGTAGGCGTCCTGCCTTTCCACTGAACGCTCCTGCTATGAATCAGCGCCTCAGTCGGCTGCGCGGTGTAAAACCTGTGATTGCAGGAAGGGCAGAAGCGACGGCGGACAAAATCGCCGTCTTCTGAGCGGTATGTCGACTTGACATCGGTTATTTGACTGCCGCACTTAGGGCATGGCGGACCCATTCGATTCGCTCCCATTGTCTAGCTCCAACCCCAGGTCAAGCTGGAGCTGATCTTCTGTCGTTTGGACTTTCCCGGCGATTCACCTAGCAAGACCGCTTTGATTTCCTGTTCAGCAAAAATGATTTGGCGGCGCATAGCTTCGCGTGAGACTCCGTGTTGTTTGGCAAGACTGGTAGCAGAGACATACTCATGACCGTTTAAGCCGTAACGCAGTGCTAGTAGCTTTTGAGCCTTAGGGCTTAGCTGCTTAAGAGCACCTTGTACCGCTTCGATCTGAGTGTCGAGCAGGACTTCATCTTCAGGGCGCTCTCCCTCCCCTTCGATTAAATCGACGATGCTGCTACCGTCATCGTCTTTATTTTTAGCCTTAGCGTCGAGGCTTGCGGCGTCAGCAGAGCTTGCGAGGTAAGTGCGGATTGTCTCCGGTAACATCCCCACAAGCTCAGCGCACTGCTCCACGGTCGGATTAGTGCCGTGCTGTTCGCGGTATTCGATGGTGTAGGTCCTGATCTTCCGAAGGATGTCAGGCGCACCGCTCGGCAGTTTGATGATCCGATCCTGGACCTGCGAGGCACGCATAATGCCTTGCTTGATCCACCAGTAGGCATAAGTCGAGAACTTGTACCCGCGTGAGGGGTCAAACATTTCGGCAGCGCGTATCAGCCCGATGTTTCCCTCTTGGATCAGATCTTGCATCGTGATCCGAGTTGTCATCTTGCTGTACTTGCTAGCCACCCTGATTACAAGGCGAAGGTTGCCTTGAATCATCCGGCGCTTTGCTCGCTCGCCAATCCGAATGACCTTTTTCTCTTCTCTCGTCAGATCCTCTTTGCCCAGAAGGGGCATCATCTGTTGAATGGCGTTGCCGAGTTCAATCTCTTCCGCAGCCGTTAACAGCGGGATCTTGCCGATCTGATTCAGGTAATCGCTGATTGCGCTGGACATTAACCCGCAAAAAAAGGGGGGCAAGCCCCCCAGGACATTAGAACGGCATTTCGCCGGATTCAACCTTCGGCTTAGGAGGCAGAGAGAAGTCGTTGACGGCGACGTTCAGGTTGGCACGGGTCTCGCCGTTCTTCGTTTCATAGGTCTCGATGTAAGCCTGCCCGGTAACGGTAACTTGCGAGCCTTTGGTGAGGAAGTCGGAGACAACCTTAGCGCGGGGACCCCAGACAGCACAGCGGAGTGCGGACGTGTGATCCTCGCCTTTGATCTTCTTGTTGCAGATGATGGTGAAGTTAGCTACGTCGTTGTCACCAACGGTGCGGACTTCGGGGTCGGCTGCGAGGTTGCCGACTGCGGTGATTTGAAGCATGAGCCGAAAAACTTAGAAACGATGTGCGAGAGAGCCTGCTTTGTGGTGTAGTCGCGTGAGTTGGCGTAATGCCGCACGGACTCACAAAGGTGAGGCGGTAAAACGGTTTCGAGATGATCCAGGGGTTTCTGGCTTAGCCGCTGTTGAGCGTAAAGTGCCGCCATTTCGGCGTGCATCATCTCGTCGGTCATGGCGCTACTGGGTTAAGCGCTCCTGAATGAACCGCAGGTGTTTAGGGAGGGTGATGTGCGAGGAGATGAGCTCACCTTCTGGCACGTTGAACTCCTTCTGGAACTCCTTGATGATCTTGTTCCTGCTGGCAACCGGCTCTTCTTTGAGTAGAGAGCGGACTGTCTTCAGGTCAGAGTCGCTCAAGGGCGTCTCTTCGGCGGTTAGCTCGGGAGCTTGAGCTTTCGGTTTAGCAGCGGCTTTTGGCTTTTGCTCTGCCTTCGGAGAAACCTCAACAGATGCGACAGGTTCGCCTTTTGCCTCCTCGATTTCCTCCCGTGCCCAGAGCTCGTAACCAAGGGAGAACGTAAAGGCGGCGTTAGCGCAGAGGGCGCGACGATGACTGTCGGTAAGGGTGCGGCAGCTTACCTTGTCGAACTTGATGGGCTGGTTGCGGTTGTCCTGGCAGGGGTAGACGAAATCAGGCGTTGCCTGGTCTTCGGGTCCGCTGAAGTAGGTGACCAGGTATGCGGAGCCGTCCGGTGCTTGCCAGACGTGCCCGCCGTCCGGGGCAGGTTTTAGGTGGAACTCCCAGCCGGGGGCGGAAGTGTGAAGGTGATTAGCGATCCTTGCCCAGCTGACGTAATCAGCGGCGTAGGAGCCAGAGCCTTTGCGGAAGACGTCATCCTTAGAGATGACACCCGCAAGGTTGGGGATAGTCATTTGGTGGGTGTAAGCGCAGTGAGCGTGATGATCGCACCAGGTGGTTCGTTACCGATGCAGTAACGCCTGGTGGCGTCGATAGAGATGACTTGGCGGTCATCGTCGAAGAGGACACCGGTTAGGGCATCGTTCGTGCTTCGCAGGAGCTTGTCTAGGTCTCCGGTAGAAGCAGACATGCAGTGCGGGGGGGCGGTCGAGCGTAAGCCACTTTTGTTGAAGTGAGACTTGGGTCGTTGGAAGCGGAAAACAACCGAGAGGATCATTGGCGCTGCCGTATCCCAGACGGCAGGCTTTTTCTCGATGGCGGCGTGTTTAACGTCTTGCCGCCAGGGCTTTACCTTCTTGCTGGATTCGATCATGACTCCGCGTCCAACGTGGCGCTTTGAGCCTTGAGGAGCGGGGATACCGTGAACGGCGAAGGTAACGCTGTCGGTCAAATCATGCTGTCCAATCGGTAGAAGATTGTCAGCTTGCGCTCGGCGTGTCCAGAGTCGATGTCTTTTTCTTTGATGGTGTCGATTGCTTTTTGCGCCTCCTTGCTGAGCTTGAAGGTGCTGCGTTCGATGCGGCTGTACTTGGCGTTGCTGAACTGGTAGACGCCATCGGCGGTCTCGTTAGGGTCGAGTTCTCCGAGAGCCATTGCGCCTTCGAGCTGTTCCTTGAGGAAGGCTTCGCGGGCGTTGAGTTCGTCGCGCTCTTCGCGGAGCTGTAGGAGAGCGTCGATCAGATCTTGTGGCGTGGTGATGTTAGTGGTCACTTGTCGCACTCCTGGGCGATCCGGGT